GTTGTCCGTCCTCTGGAATACTTGCATTGCCAAATGTTTGAAACAATGAAAGTAAATCAGCTTTTTCTAATGCAGAACTAGCATCGTGAATCTGTGTACTATTTGCGCCAGCATCTAGTGCCGTTGTAATTAGTTCATCAGTTTTACGACCTAATGCAGCAGCAGCAGATTGAGTTACAGCTTGACGCTCATTGATATTTGTTTTCAATTCGTCAAGTTTGTCAATATATTCTGCAGCATAGTAGTCAGCCATTGTAGCTTCAACTGTGGTGTGTGCTAACTCCATAGGAGTAACATTACCATTGCGAGATTTAGTTGTGGCAGAGCCAGTGCCTATTTTTTGGAATCGAGCAATTGAGCCTGTCACATTGGTTGAGCGTACTGTGTTCCGTAGCTTGGAACCCATACGCTGATATGCCATGTGAACCTCTGTCTCAAACTGCTTGATAAAGGCTGTGTCGATTGTATTAGCCATTTCAATAGTCCTAAGTTGAGTTTCGGTGCTACGGGTATCCGCACTATCATATCAACTCAGGTATCCCAAAAGGGGCCGATCAATGCGTTGCGGGCCGCGATGCGGAATTGTAAACATTGTTTTTATTTGGATTGCAACGCACAAATTCAACATACTTAATATTTTTATCTTCACTGATACCAATCGGTTCAAAGCCTAACCATGCTGCCCAATTAATCATAGGGGCATACTCAGAGAGTATTGTCATGGTCATACCCTCCTGAGTTTTGTCTAAGAAGTTGATAAGCATCTTTGAACCTCTAGCCATTAAATGAAAGTTTTCTTTCATTCTCCTAGAAAACATTGCAAACAACTGAGGCCAATCATCGTTATATGACAAGCCACCCATGCAAAGAAGATCGCCCTCCTTACTGCGTACTACATACATTTCACAAGTAGAGTACATTTCCTCTAGGGCTTCTCGGATATTTGTTTGACCAGACATAGCAAGCTCTCTAACATTCTCAAATGCTAAAACTCTTACAAGTTCATCAATATGGTCCTCAGTCATAGGGGTAAGATAAGAGCCACCCCTAGAAATTATCTTAGGTTCATCCGTAAATGGTTTTAAATCCATTCTGAACTTCCTTTACAAAATCATTGCTGCGCCTAGCTGGATGCCAATAGCGTTCATCTTCCATCATTTTTCTAAGGTTTTCCTCAGTAACTTTGCTTGCAGACACAGAATCACTATTTACAGAAGGTGATTTCATCTTTTCCATAATGAACTCTAAAGCAATAATGCCATCAGCACTTTCAGCAAGACGTTCTATGGCTGGCATATGATCTTCTCCAAAGAACTGATTGGCAAATAAACCAGCAGCCTCTATTCTAGCATTAGAGTTATCACCAAGCTTTTTTGCTTCCGCATCTAAATCTGGCTGATTTGCACTTATAGCACTGGTGTACATCTCTAAGCCTTTGTTAAACTCGTCCTGACTAAACCCATTCTCAAAAGAATGCTCAGACCACCACTTTAATAGATCGCTATCAAGCGTTGATTCTTCGTCTATGCCTTCTGGTATTTCATAACCACCAGCGGTTTCGGGCCTATCTTTAAATGCTTCGGCTTGTAACTCTTCATGAAACTTACTGCGTAAATCCTCTTCCTTTTGCCCTAACTTACTTGATAACTCTGTGTATGCTTTTGCCAAGTCCTCACCAGTGTTATACTTTTCTGGTAGCCACTCAGGACGTTCTGGTTGAGAATCCTCTGCTACAACAAAGTCCTTCTCTTCTACTGTTTCTTCTACTGCTTCTTCACTCATTTGTTTTTTACCTTATGCGCTCGTTGGGAATGACGCTCAATAAGGCCAACAAGATAACGCTGGCCCTCTAAATGGCGCAACTCGTCAGTGGTTATATTTGGGCCACTTACCATTTCTATTGTAATACTGCGTAGATAGCGAAGAACCTCACTACCTGCTGGGGTTGCAAAAACAGTTCCGATATTCAAACTTAACTTATCTTCTTCTGCCGTTGTTCTTGCTAGACCATCTAAACCAATGTGGTTATTCTGCGGCAATCTGTTGTTCCGTTTCTGCTGGTGCATTAGCTTGCTGTTGAGCTTGCGCCATTTGTTGCATCATTGCAACTATCTGCTTACGCTCATTTGCATCACGAATCAAGCTGTCAGGAACACCAAATTGTTTTGCTAAATAAATAGCAGTTTCTTCTGAATTAATTAGCATGTTAGTCATATCACCACCAAAGTATGCTTGAATCATTTCAAGAAAACGTGCAACAGAAGATATATCTTGGTTGGATTGCGCTTGTGCTAAAGGAGAAACAGAACGAATCTTAACTTCTCTGCCATTAACTGTAGGCAAATCAATGCGACCTTGTTTACGAAGTATGTGTACTACGCGCTGTAATACAGGTTGCACTAACTCAGCTTGCAATCTACCAAATGCAGAGCCTATTCTACGAGATAAATCAGCCATACGCTCGGCAACTTCTGTAGCAGATGCAGGGGTTTTATCTGGGTTTCCTAGCATTTCACTGTAAAGCGCACGTTTAATATTCTGACGCATATCACTTAGTACAAGATCAGCAACATCAAAACGTCCAGCCGATTGAATGGGTTGTAATCCACCTGATTGTGGAGATTTTGGAATAATTGTTCCGGGGACTAAGTTAATTGTATCTGGATTTATAATGCCATCATCATCCATTTGATAAATACCGGAGATAGCCATTTGTGCATTTTCAAGTATTAGCTGAATAGTAAGGTTAGTAGTCTTAATCGCAGACAAAGCGTTAATCAATGGGCCTCTACCATATACTTCACCAGCACATTTAGTCCAACGAAAGCAAACATACGGATTAGAACCTACACCATCAAACTTATTTTCAGTAAGATTAGTTTTGGTTGCCATATCAATTACATAATGTAGGTAAGCTTCTTCGTTTTTCTTAGAGTAATCCTTACAAACCACCTCTAATACTGTACACTTACCTTCTGGATCGCGCATGATCCGATCAGAAACTCTTTTATCAAACCCCTTTTCTGGGTAAATAATAGATAACTCTGAGTTTCTTATGCCCTTTCGCTCACGAAACACATGGTCAATCTTATCATCAGCACCAGTATCCAATACCACATGAGGCAAAGGAACGGCTGAGAAGGTAATGGGGTTAATAGCATCGCCCTCTTCAATGCAAAGAACGCCAGTGCCTACTGCTAAGTCCATAAAAGATTCGTGTACTTCCTGAGAAAAGTTAGAGTTCTGTAGTATTTCAAATACATACTCAGTTACTTCATCAAGATCATTGTCTACTGCGTCTTTATCTTCGGGCGGTATTTCAGAACCAGAAGTTAAGTCTGCCCATCGCGCAAAGTTAGGAACAAGACCAGACTGCAAACGAGATGCAAACTCTTGAACACCAACAACAGCAGTTTCATCAAAGATTTTATCATCTCTGCGCTGCCCTGCGCTTTCAAAGAAAAAGGATTCACGTTGAGGAAGGGCATACTCATAGCATTCCTCAAACAAATCAACAAAGTTTTGCCTATGAGACTTTGCTTTCTCGTATCTCTCCATGTATTTCTTTGGGTCATTCATCATTATACAAACCTACTATAGTAACCAATTCCACCAGTAGAACCAGTAAGGAGAGAGCGCCGACCAGACCCCATTCGCTTGCCAGTAGAGGCAGAAATAAGTGAGTCTCTGTAATTAATTCCCAAGTCCATTTCTTCTCCGCTTAATACTTTACGACCAGAGCCTACTTCTTGTATTCTTTCTTCGCGTCTTTTAAGTAATGACTGCTTAGACCTAGCACGTTCTATTCTTTGCTTTCTTAGTTCAGCAGCAGCAAGACGTTCTTGCTCTACCATCGCAGCATCGGGTGCTGTTTCAATAATTTGAGTTACCGTTTGACTTGTATTTCCAATGCCAGCAGCCGCAGCAGCAGTAAATTCACCTACAGTTTCAGCATGTGCCTTTTCTAAATCTAATATTTGAGTCTCAAGTGATTGTACTTTTTCAGTAAAAAGAGTAGTAGAGGCTTCACCAGCAGCTTCTGCCGCATCTATTTCTTTTTGAAGCTCATTTTCTAAATCTGTAATTTGTTGATCTTTTAATTTAGAGGCATCATTTATTGCGGCTTGAGCGGCAGCAGCTTCTGCGGCGGCAGCTTGAGCAGCAGCTTCTGCGGCAGCTTCATCATCAAGTTTCTTTTGAGCAGCGGCAGAATCATCAATCAGAGATTGCCTTTCTGCTATAATTTCTTCTGCCCTTGCTGTAGCTTGTGCAACTTCTTCAGAAGTATTTAAAGCAGAGCCAGTTTCAGAATAAACTTTAGTGCCATCAGATAAGGTTACATAGGAAGCTTTATCATCAGCCCCAAACAATTTCTTTTTAACACCTTGGGGCGTAGTGCTTACAATAGTTAAAGCCTTTGTTGTGTCTGTATCGGTGGCCTCAGTTACCCTTACACTACTCTGTTTCTTATCGGTTTTGCACATAATGATCTCCTAGTTATCTCTGCTAAACACAAGTCCTAACAAAACTCAACGCACAAGTGACCACACACTAGGTTTTTTTACACCAACCTTTGGCTTTCTGGTAAATACATCAAAGTCTTTTCTTGCATTAATTACCTGAGAAGGCTTTTGATTGGACATTAATGCCCTACCCTCACCAGCACCTAACAATAAATACTGCAATGCGTCATGAATGTGGGAAAACATATTCTTATCTGGCTTGTCTGCGTATCTTTCGCCGCTAACTTCCATGCGTTTATAGCCATATCCTCCATCAAATCCCTTGATAAGCTGAGAACAGCGCCGATCAATTAGGAATGCTGGCTTCCCTTCCACCATTTTATTAAGCTGAGTCGTAACCGATTCCAAGCGGAGATCAACGGAATTAGACGGGGCGGGAAATGCGCGTAGGCCAGCACCTCTAAGTATGTGGAAAGGGGTAGATTCGTCCGTTTGCGCCCTAAAATCACCTGCTGGATCACCATAAATATAGACATCGGAAACTTGAGAATATCTAGTAGCAATCTCATTCCTTAACACCTCTGCAAACCTAACAATGCCCATGTCAAAGGCTACAACCTCAGACTGAATAAGCCATCTTCCTCTAATCTTCTGACCAATTACAGCCGCAGGGGTAAGCCCAAAGTCAATTCCAATGTATAAAGGCAAGTCAGCCCCCACTGGTATTTCCTCTTTAGCAACATGTGTTTCATATGCAAACATCGGGTACACAGGCTTTCCATCTTGTATAGCACCCAGCCTATTCATAACATAAACGTCAATCCAACTCTTAGTTTTACCTTGAATAAGATTTGGATAGTAACTTTTCATCATATTTTTGCAGTTTTCGGCATGTTTATTAGGCTGGTAGCTAAGTATTTCGCCCTCTTCTGATAGCACTTCTTTCATCCCAGAGGGTTGAGTAAAGAACTTCCAGTTGTCAGGCTTAACAAGCATTTTGGCTTGCTCTCTTGGTATATGATCTGGAACAGGAACCTCACCAGACATGATAGGCCACCAGTGATCTTCTTCTGGCGCATTGGTATCAGCTATAACTCCTGTCCAAGTCGGGCCTCCCTCTCGCATAGAAGGGAATCTGCCAACACGCATCGTGCAAGCGTCAATAATAGACTTGGGAATCTCTCTTGCCTC